AGACGTGAAGGTGGCAGAGGGACAGAGATTACTACTCTACCAGGTGGACAAAACCTGGGTGAGATGGAAGATGTACTATACTTTCAGAAGAGATTATATAAGGCATTGAACGTGCCTATCTCTCGTTTAGAAAGTGATACAGGATTTTCACTTGGTCGTGCTTCAGAAATTAGCCGTGATGAGATCAAGTTTGGTAAGTTTATTCGTAGACTGAGAGCCCGTTTCTCTATCTTATTCGATAAGATACTTGAGAAGCAACTCATTCTAAAAGGTGTTATTGCACCAGAAGAGTGGGCATCTATTCAGGCTGCGATTAGATATGATTATATGGTTGATAACCATTTTGAAGAATTGAAAGAGTCTGAGATGTTACAAAACAGACTACAAATTCTACGTGATATTGATGAGTATAAGGGTGAATACTTCTCTAAAAACTGGATTCGTAAGAAAGTTCTCTTTATGAATGAGGATGAAATCGAAGACATTGACAAGCAAATAGATGATGAGAAGCAGAATGAACCAGATGACGAAGGCGATTCTGATCAATTCTAAATTTTGATAAATACAGTATATAAGATAAAGGAGAAATATTATGAGTGAGAATGTAAAGGACATGATCAATCATGCATATAACAAAGACGCTTCTGGATTCGAAGCGGCTTTCAATCAAGTTATGGCTGACAAGATGGAAGTAAGCTTAGGTGCTAAGTTCGATTCGATGTACGGCTCTCCGGCAGAGGAAAGCGTAGAAGCGGATCTTGAGCCTGCTGTAGAAGCAGAAGCAACACCTGAAGTTGAAATGTCTGCTGAATCAGAAACAACTGAACAGTAAGGTGCTAAGATGAAATCGTTCAAAGAAATGATCGGCGAGACAGTAAATCCTCCTAAGAGTGAGGACGAAAAGAATTTCGTTGATAAACATATTGTAGATAAGAAAGATCACCCGCACGCCAAGGATCATCAGTTCGTGTCTAAAGCAAAAAAGGCAAAGCGGAAAGCAGATCATGAGGACGATGAGGCAGTTTACGAAGATGCACGACAGATCGAATGTGAAGACTGTGGTGAATCGTATCCAAAAGGTGAAGAGTGTAAGCATTGTGCAGATACTTCTAGCGAAGGCTATATGACCGCTTCTTATAAAAAGAAGAAGAAGCCTATGAGCGAAGAAGAAATGACTGATGCTCAAATGAAGAAGCGTGAAGAAATTGTCAAAGGTATGAAAAAGAATATCAAAGGCATGAAGGATCGCTACGGCGACAACGCTGAAAAAGTTATGTACGCTACTGCTACCAAGCAAGCCATGAAAGAAGAGACTGAAGAACTAGGCGAGGGTGTCATTGACGATCTACGTAAGATTGTAAAGACTAAGTCCGCTAAAGATGTAAAGTTCAAAGACGGTCAGAAGCTAAAAGTTGACATGACTACTGCTAGTGCAATGGTACAAGTGCATGATAAACTAAAATCATCAAACGCTAAGAAATTTGCAGACTCAATCAACAAGAACGAAAATATGTTCATGAAGATGTTAGACTTTGCATTCAGCGGAGGTAAGAAAAGATAATGGCTGCTATAAAGACAATAGGTGTATCGGTAGATATCAGATCCGCTCCTGATACCGTAGGAAATGCTAAACGAGTATCACTAATAAATACTCACACAGCGGGCGCACTTGTAGTTGTCGTATCTACTGGACACAACTTTTACATTGGTGCAGGCGAGAGAGTCATTGTCGAAAAGGCAGCCTCGGATCAGCTAGATGGTGGTGCGGGCGGTGCTTCTATCTGGGCTACACCTGTAGCATATAGGGGGTAAATAATATGTCACTACTAATCAAAGAAATTGTTGAAGAAGTATCTTGTATCAAAGAAGATATCCTAGACGAAGAGGGTAACAAGAAAGGCAAGAACTACTTCATTGAAGGTGTCATCATGCAAGGTGATATCAAGAACAGAAATGGACGTATGTATCCATCTAAAACTCTTATGAAAGAGATGGTAAGATACAACAAAAACTACGTTGAAGCGAAGAGAGCATATGGCGAGTTGGGACATCCAGCTGGACCAACGATCAATCTAGATCGTGTGTCACATATGTTTACAGAACTCAATTCGGACGGCCCGAATGTTATCGGACGTGCTAAAGTGATGGATACACCAATGGGTAAGATCGTAAAGAATCTTATCGATGAAGGTGCTAACCTAGGTATTTCATCACGTGGTATGGGATCATTGAAAAAGAATGGTCAAGGAATCATGGAAGTGCAAGACGATTTTATGCTTGCTACTGCTGGTGATATCGTTGCAGATCCATCTGCTCCTGATGCTTTTGTAAAAGGCGTCATGGAAGGAGTAGAATGGGTTTACGATGTTGCTTCTTCATCTTGGACTGCGGCTCAGGCTTTTGATCAAATTGAAGAAGAAATAAAAGAAACCGCAAAATATTCTGTTGAAGAATTGGAAGCTAAAGCTTCGGTTATCTTTGAACGGTTTATAAATTCGCTGACGAAGAAATGAAATTTATAAATACACAAGACAATAATACTTGTTAAAGGAGAAGTCAAATGAGTGAACTAGAACAAAATCTAGACCTAGAACTTGACGAAGCTAAGGCAACTGGTGAAGATTCGGAATCTGCGGATGCCGTAACTCCAGCAGGAGGAGCAGTCAAGAAACGTAAAGCAGATTTGAAGAAATCTGCCGACCCAAAGGCAGACAGTGTTGAGGATTCTGTAAAGACTCCACAGGGCAGTAATGACGCCGGCTTGAAAGAAGCATTTCAAGGTCTTTTCGAAGATCAGGATCTAAGCGAAGATTTCAAGATCAAGGTTGAAGCAGTATTTGAAGCCGCTGTACATGAAAATGTATTAGCAGAGAAAGCTTCATTAGAAGAGAAATTTGAAAACGATCTTCAGGAGCAGGTTGATTCTGCTGTAGAAGACTTAGTAGAGAAAGTCGATTCTTATCTGGACTACGTCATCGAAGGTTGGATGGAAGAGAACAGAGTATCGGTCGAAAGCAACATCAAAGTTGAAGTTGCAGAGTCGCTACTAGGTGGAATCAAGTCACTTGTATCTGAGCATAACATGGAAGTTGACCAGGAGTCAGTTGACCATGTAGCGCAGGTAGAAGAGAAGCTTGAAGAGTCAACAACAAAGTACAACGAAGTTGTAGAAGAGTTGATGGCTATCAAAGAGGAAAAGCAGAAGCTAGAAACTGAAGCAAAATTCAAAGAAGTTACTGAAGGATTAACAGATACGCAAGTTGAGAAACTTTCTACTCTGTCTGAAGGTATCAGCTTTGATTCAGTGGAAGAATATGCTTCGAAGGTTGCCGCAATCAAAGACAGTTATTTCGCAGAGAAAGTTGCAGTAGTAGAAGATGCTACCGAACTTCTTGAAGAAGCGACTGAGGAAGAAGAAGCACCTAAGGCCGCTGTCGATGCTAATATCGCAGCCTACGCCGCAAGCCTTGGTCGTTTAGCAAGCTAAACAATTTTATAAATAACATTAGATAAATCTCAAAAAGGAGAATTTCAGATGAGAAACGAAGAACTAATGCAAAAATGGGGCCCAGTGCTTGAGCATGAAGCACTTCCTGGCATTCAAGACAAGCATCGTCAAGCTGTTACAGCCACTTTGCTTGAAAACACAGAGACTGCCTTGAAAGAGGGTCAGTCATATTCACCTAATACACTTCTTTCTGAAGCTGAATTAGGACCCGTCAACAACGTTGGCCAAATGGACAAGTATGATCCCGTACTAATTTCTTTAGTACGCCGTGCGATGCCTAATTTGGTAGCATACGATATTGCAGGCGTACAGCCTATGACTGGACCAACTGGTCTGATCTTTGCAATGCGTAGCAACTACGTAGATGGCGCAAACAACGAAGTCAAAACTGAAGCGTTCTATAACGAAGCAGACACAGACTTCTCTGGTACTGGTACTCACGCTAACGCATTGGGTGCAGGATCAGAAACATCAGGTACTGGTATGACTACTAATGCCGCTGAAGAACTAGGCACTACTGCTGGATCTTTCGCTGAGATGTCATTCCAAATCGACAAAGTTTCTGTTGAAGCTAAGTCACGTGCCTTGAAAGCAGAGTACACAACTGAACTCGCTCAGGATCTAAAAGCTATCCATGGTTTGGATGCTGAAACTGAGTTGGCTAACATGTTGTCTGCCGAGCTTCTAGCTGAGATCAACCGTGAAGTGATCCGTACTGTATACAGCAACGCTGTTGCAGGTTCTGCGGGTACCGCTTCTGCCGGTACTTTCGACTTAGATGTCGATGCTAACGGTCGTTGGTCAGTAGAGAAGTTCAAAGGTCTTATGTTCCAAATCGA